ACCGCCGAGTATGACTACCAGACCAAGGCGATCACCATCTCCGAGCTGACCACCGGCTCGATGACGGGCTCCATCGCCTGCACGTACAACACCGTGGATCCCGCGAGCGTGGTCGCTGCGGATATCGTCGGCACCGAAACCCAGCCCGGACTGTACACCGGCCTGCAGGTCGTGAAGGGCGTGTACCAGACCACCGGCTTCGTGCCGAGCTGGCTGGCGGCCCCCGGCTGGTCTTCCCTGCCCGCGGTGCACGCCGCCATGGTGTCCATCGCGCACAAGATCAACAACCACTGGGATGCCTGGGTGCTTGCTGATCTGCCCCTGGTGGACGGCGCCGGCACGCAGCTCACCTTCGCCACCGCCGCGACCTGGAAGAACACGAACGGCTACAACAAGGACAACGAGACCGTGTGCTTCCCCATGGTTGAGGGCACGGACGGCAAGTATTATCACCTGTCCGTCCTCCGCGCTGCCGCCGAGCTTCGCCTGCTCGCGGACAATGACGACATTCCCTACCACACCGCTTCCAACAAGGAGGCCGCGATCATCCGCAACCTGTATCTTGGCAACGCCTATCAGGGCTACGTGTGGGATGAAGAGTATGTCAACAAGTACCTGAACAGCAAGGGCATCACCTCCGCCGCGTATGTGGGCGGCCGGTGGGCGCTGTGGGGCGCTCATGCCGCGAACTACTCCGAGGATGACGCGAATGCCGTGAATGTCTCCGAGACGGCTGTGCAGATGCTCTACTACGTGAGCAACGACTTCCAGCGCCGCCGCATCCTGGATGTGGACGAGCCCATGACCGCCAATGACCTGTACACCATCGTCAGCGAGGAGCAGAGCCGTCTGGACGCGCTTGTGCGCATCGGCGCGCTGACCTACGGTGAGGCGATTCTGGACGCCCGCAGCATCTCCGGCAGCGACCTGATGAGCGGCGACTTCACGTTCACGTTCAACGTGACCACCACGCCCATCGCCAAGAGCCTGACCGCCATCGTCAACTGGACGGATGACGGCTTCGTGACTTATTTCGGCACGGGCGAAGAGTGAGGAGGTGTTAGAGCATGGCCAAGAAGATTGTCAACATCATCGCGGACTATAAACTGAAGGACAACAAGCGCGAGTGCGAGGACGTGACCAGCGTTGTGCTGCCCACGATTGAGCACCCCACCACGGACATCGACGTTGCCGGGGTTCCGGGCGCGATCAACCTGCCCGACCAGACCCGCGTGAACAGCATGGAAATCTCCATCGCGCACAACAACGGCAACAACTGCGACCGGCTGGCGGACGGCGGCACGCACACCCTGGACTTCCGTGTGGCGCGCAGTGTGTACACCGTGAGCAAGGGCGAGCAGGACTATGACAATGTGAAATACATCGTCAAGTGCCTGCACAAGGCGACCGAGAAGGGCACGGTCGAGACCGGCAACCCGCTGGGCTCCACCGACCGCTTCGAGGTGCTGCGGATGGAGGAGATCATCAACGGCAAGACCGTGAGCGTGATCGACAAGACCGCGGACACCGTGAAGATCAACGGCACCGACCTTCGCCAGAAGATCCGCAACATCCTGAACTGAGCAGGAAACAGGCGGGGGGACATACGCGCCTCCCGCCTTTCCTGTGTTTGAAAAGGAGCAAATCATGAGCGAAAACGAAAATCAGAATCAAAATAACGAATTACAGAAACTGGCAACCGAACTCGCGTCCGGAACCTATGAGCTGCTGTCCCCCATCTACAGCAACAACACGGAGTTTAAGGAACTGACCTTCGACTTCCGCAAGCTGACCGGGCGGGACATCATCGCGGCGCAGAGCCAGGGCAGCGGATTCAACGCGTTCAGCCTCGCGCCGGATCAGGCGCTGTATCTGTTCAGCCTCGCCGCGGCGAAATGCACGGAGGGCGTGGACGCTGTGGACATCCGCACGAACGTCGGTATTGACGACGCGATCAAGATGCAGCAGAGGGCCGTCAATTTTTTCAGGTTCTCGTCCCTGGCGGGAGACAGGCGCTTCTCAGGGACATGATGGGGCTGGCCATCACCACCAAAACCAGCTTTGCGGAATACCTTGACTTCCCCATCCCGCTGTATTACGAGATCCGGGACGCGGCGGTCGAGGTGCTGCAGGAAATGCGCAACGGATAATCGCGGAGGGGCGGGCAGGCGCTCTCCCCTTCCGCTTCTGTGATGAAGGGGGCGGCACACACGAACATCATCTATCAGGGCGTTGACATCACCGACCGGGTGCTGACGCTCGCCTGCTCCTTCCTGGATACGGTCGGGGAAGCCGACACGCTGGATGTCACCTTCGACAATTCCGCCGCGTGGTTCGGATACGACGCGCAGCCGGATGACACCATCGAGGTGCGGGAGGGCAATTACACCACCGGCACGATGTACGTCAACGCGGTGCAGCCACAGGACGGCAAGTACAGGCTCATCGCCTCCGGGCTGAAATGCGCGGGGCGGGAAAAGATGTTCCGCGCGTGGAGCGGGTACACGGTAAGCGAGCTGTTCCGAATCGCCGCCCGTCAATGCGGCGCGGAGGCAAGGCTCGCCGGCACGGACGGGAGCAACATCATCCCGTTCGTCATCCAGGAGAACGAGAGCGGGGTAAGCCTTCTGAACCGCGTGTGCGGGTGGGAGAAAATCGCGCTGAAAGCCACGCAGGGCCGCCTGATCGGTATCGGGTGCGATTGGGTGCAGACCCGGCCGAGCGCGAAATCCATCCGTGTGGACAGCGACGTGACCGGCATCACATACACCCGGAATGATTATGACAGATGGCAGCGCGTGACCGTCTCCTCCGAGGATGCGAAGGTCAGCGCGACGGACAGTGCGGCGGCATGGCGGAACGAACGGCAGGAAACCGGACTGCCATCCAGGACGAAAGCGCAGGCTGGGCGATGGGCACGCGGGCTGCTGTACCGGCACAACCTGGAGACGGAAACCGTTCGGTTGGAAACAGCCTTTGACGGAACGTACAGCGCGATGGTGCGCGTGGATATCGCAAGCGAAACGGACATGGCCGGGCAGTGGCTTGTGCGGGAAGCACGGCATGATTTTATCGACAGGAAAAGCGCCGTAACCCTGTGCCGCTGCATCGACAGTATCCGGTGAGGTGAAGTATGGAACAATACGGAGCGACAATCGAGCGCGGAATCATCGAGGCGCGTATCAACGGCGAGAAAGTGCTGGCAAGCGTTGACCGCCCCGGCCTGGAAATCACGCTGACCGACGCGGAATACGCCGGGCACCACGTGGGCGAAATGCTCTACTTTTTCCTTCACGGGAACGGGAAGTGGCAAATCGTCGGCGCGAGCGGCGGCGGAGAGGCGGACGTTGGTTTCTACATCGACGCTGACGGATACATCTGCCAGCGGATCGCGGGGGACGAATAAATGGCGGAGGCGGTGAAATAAATGGCAGTAGCGAACAAACGGCTGATGACGGATGACACCGGGCAGGATATCGTCAATGCGATTGAGGGGATTGCGGACGCGCTGACCGGGGATGCTGTGCGGTATGTCCCGCAGACCCTGACCACGGCGCAGCAGGCGCAGGCGCGGAGCAACATCGGAGCAACGACCGATGCAGATCTTGCCATCGTGGCCAACGGCAACACCCACGCGGCGATAGAAAGCGGGCAGTTTGTGTACGTACGCAACCACAGCACGCTGGCGGAAGGGCTGTACAAGGCCACGGCGGCAATTGGCACAAATGCGGCGCTGAGTACCAGCAATCTGGCGGCAGACAGCAGCGGCGGGCTCAACGATCTGCAGGGGCAGGTTACGACGTTAAACAGCAATTTGACGTCCCGTTTTGGTACAGCGTCCATAACCATTGTTCTTGGTAATCTGTCTACGTTTACGTTCTCCAATTTGCATGATATCAATAATGCTGGAATATACAAACACGGATTACTGATTTGGGGGACAAATTCGAATAGTGCAGATTGCGGACTGTCGTTCATGTTTATTGATACGCAAGGTAACGTAACCATTCATAATATTTACGGAACTTCACGAACATTAACGGGTTCGATAAGTAATGGAGTGTTGACCATAACATCAAACATGACTGTGTATGGTGGGCTAAAGCTAATCTGGTTGAATTAACTATATTGCTGCATAACGAAGTAACAAGACCTACACAGACCAACAGAAAGAGAGGAAAAAACCATGACTGAAAACAAATTCTTCCTGCACCAGATCAAGCGCACCAATGGCACATGGGACAAGGGTATCGTTGTCAAAGATTCGTATGAGGCGGCTCTCCAGAGCTACCATGCGTATCTCGGAGCGTACGCCTACGGGCAGAACACGGATACGGACTTCGTATCCTGCATGATCACGGAGGCGTTGAGCACCACCATCCTGATGCATGAGCAGTGGGTGGCCGCTCCGACTGCGGAGTGATTAATCCGGAGGTGATGCCGATGGTGACCCTGTCCGCGTTTCTCTCCCGCCTGACCGAGATCGAGCAGGAGCATCCGACCTACCGCATCGGCGGCATGGCGCGGGACGAGTACACGCCTGTATTCGCCAGAGAAGTCAGCAGATTGCCGTATGAGTATGAGGAGCCGAAGGAAGAGAAGGAGCAGACTGACCAGAAGCCGTAAAATTGCTGTTTAACTGGAGGGATGAGCATGGGCGTACCACAGTATACGACGCCATCATTCACGCTGACATTCAGCGACATCGAGATCGACTTA